CGTGGATAAACCCCTGTTATATAAATCAGCCATGTCGCGAGCCTCTTGAAGGGTAGATTTAGCTAGATCGCTAATTACCTTAGCCTCTGTGGTCGAGTTACTTAGGTTTATACTTGAATCACCATCTCTTACGCTTAAAACGCGCTTAACTCCTGCCGCCCCTAAATAGCTTAGGGTTAATTTCTTATAGTAATCGGCCTGATAAAGTAATGAGTAAATCCCTTGCTCACCATTATCTAAGACTGGCTCAATACAACCACTAACCCCTGAATAGCATTTATAGGTTAAACTGCCAAGCTGCCCTAAGAAGGCGTTACTTACGAGTTTGCCCGAGATAAACGAGACGCTAACGGAAGATGGTTCATTTAAATCGGTCCAGATGCCGGTGGCGAGGGTTTCTATGTAGGTGCAACTCATTTGAGTGAGTTACACCTAATCAGCGACCGCGAGCTAGTAAATTGGCAATATCTTGTTCGTCCTTATCACCTAATTTGGCCGTCACGGGATTTGAATCTTTAACATCAACGTAAGCATATTTCTTTTTAAGATATTCCCTTTCTAAACGATCACATAATACGGAACGGGAAACTGCATTGGGGATAACACCATGTTCAACAGCATGACGTTGTAAATCGCTTAGGTTTAACTCGCGCAGATAAGATAGGTATTCGGCTTGAGTTTTTTGTTTATAAGGGAACTGATTAAAACCGAGAAGGGCGTAAACGGAGTCCTCTGGGGTTTGCAGGGCAATGTTGCCGGTGGCGATTTTTAACGGGAGTTTTTTTGAACGTGGCATAATTTTGTTTTTCCTTGGTCCTTTATGGTTGGTGTAGTGGTTACACGGAAATTGGGGGAATTATAGAATTATTTTCGGGAAGGGGGAAAGTTTTCGAAAAGTCAATTTTATTGCGAAAACAAATCTCATCTATGGTTTGATTACAGAAAGAGGATCTTTTAAACAAACCCTCAACAAACTCCTCAATCTCCGGGTTCTCAAATTTTCTTTTCATTATGCTGACCGGGACAAGCTTTAATAATTTGTATAAATAAGCCGCCCTAATTCCATTAAAACTTATCTTTCCCGCTTTCCCCTTTGTTTTTCTAACATCAGGAAATAGAATCTTTTTTCCAAAACCCGGTGCAGCAGGAAGTTCCAATGATTTAACAAAATCTTTAATCCAGTATAAAGTATTTTCTGCGCTGCTAGTCACCCCAATCGTTAAACATTGTTTTTCTTTGGAAAAAGAAACGCAACCATCTCCACAAATATATCCCAATAAAAAAGCCAACTTTAAATCATTAGAAGGTAGGGACAAATTAATTCCTCTATATGTTTTATCATGTAAATCTCCGTATATTTCAGTTAATTTCCAATATATATCTGATACAGATAGACTAAAATAAGTATGCCAACCGCCCTTTTTTGTTTTATACTTATCGTTCTCAACATATCTATCTTTAATCTGTGTTTTGGCTTTTAAAAAATCTCTAAGTTGATAAACGAACTCTTCGTCTTCTTTAGCTAGAGAAATAGAAAGCGCAATATTTTTATCGCTTCTTTTTATGAAAGAGCCATCAGCACATAAGAATCCCATCCAATAACAAGCCGCTGGATTTAAACTCAGCAAAGCTTCTTTATTATAAGGGAGTTTGTTTGAAAGATAACCATTATGAATTTTTAGGAAATTGGCCTTTTTCCTTAAGGATGATAAAGAAAAATTCGGAAAATAGTCTTTCATATCTGCCAACTTCATGTCTCCATTTTTGCATAAAGACTGTGACAAAGGGGTATACTCTGGAAGCCATTTGCCGTTTTTTCTTTTTGTCATAAAAAATATAATACAAAAAATCCCCACTTTTGTCAAGTGAGGATTTGATCAACTTTATTTTTTTATTTTTAACAGATTGCGCCGACGATCCCGCGACTGTCTAGAATAACACGGCCTTCACGAAGCCCACCGTACCAACCGATCTTCTCTTCCCTTGTGTGAAATTGATCCGGCTGAACACTAAAGGTGCCGCCTTCAGGACCAGTCTCAGTGAGACGAACCATCGGATTAACACCGGCAAGATTCAGACCAACGATGATTTCCTGAGAAGCCTGAGTGAATGCAGAACCGCCATACTGGGTAGAACCAGCGTACTTAGAGAAGACTTTGTTATACCGTTTTCCGACTCCAAATTCTTGAGCCACAATAAGCTCAACACCGAAAAAGCTTGGGGTGCCAGCGAGATTCCAGACCGCATTACGAACCGCATCGGTGGCAGGCATAGCGGTAGATTCGGCTGTATCTGGCGTTGCGCGAACATTTTGCGGATTATAGGCAATTCCGCGAATCTGTTCAATCATCTCGGGAGAAAGGATTAGATGGGTTAACCCCTGATTTCCACCGACCGGCGTGCCGCCAAACCACGAGGGCTTGGTGCGGGCAGCAAGGGTGAAGAGACGATTGAGGTCATCGAGCTGGAACACATCAGCAGTCGTGGTGCGAATAACCTGACGGGTATCGGCAACGCCATCCTCATTTGAGTCGTAAGTTGCATCCGCAACGGCCTTAAGAAGAATATTAGCACCGTTGATTTCCTGTTTAATAAGGATTTCTTGGGCCATGCGATTCATGGTCGCGGCGACAACATTCAGACGAGCCTCGCGAGCATATTTTTTTTGCATGGAGACGGCAGTATCAAGACGATAGGTACTGACGAACATCTCATCAAGACCCTTGATCTCGGTAGTAGCAAGACCACCAGCAATACCCTGAGACCAAACCTGAATAAAGTTACGATCTTTTACATCGTAAAACAAATCGAGGGGAAGAGACGGGGCAGTGCCTTCTGCATAAGTGTCAGCGGAATAAAGGTTGCTGATGATAGGAGCCTGATCAATGACTTGCTGAATGACCGGGCCGATTAGGGCAGAAAAAGCCTCGTTAGCTAGCGCAGACTCAGAAGCTTTGCGGGAACCCATCTGGGCGATAAGTTTCGCAGTGTCAGAACCGGGTTTAATTGAAAATTTACCAAATTGATTCATATTATTTATTTTTTTAATGTTTTGTTTGTTAAAGTTTTTTATCCGTATTAGGTGAGCGTAAGTTGAACCTGAGCGTAACCACCGAAAGCGGAACCAGAGGTAGAAAGAACTTTACAGACGGCGAGACCGGAACCAACATAAGGCTGCGCGGTAGCAGGAGAAACGAAAGTAAGTTTGCCTTCGGTGCCGGACACGATACCAACATAACCGGGGAACGGAGTCGCGAGATAGGCGTTCTGCTTGAGGGTATAAATACCTTCGGTGGCTAGACGAATAGATTCGCCGGAGCTAACAATCTGCTTCTCGGCTTTATAAGGGCCATCGAGAAGGAAGACTTTGCGGCCATGCTCATCAATTTCGATAGTGGCATCAAGAATGAGACCAGCAATTTCAGATTTAGTATTGCCGTAAGAAGCATATTTAACTTTACGGGGATTCTCATAGCGAAGGCTGATAGCGCCCTCGTAGGAGAGACCGGGAGTGGAGGCGGAAAAATCACCAGCGGTAAGCGCGGGATCTTGATTGCCAGTTTCAAAGGTAGCCAGGCGGCCAGCGAATCCCGTACCGTTAAACGAATAAAAGTTAACGATGCTGTAAGGGTTAGTAATACCGAAGCCGAGAATGTCGGAGAAGGTGTTGTTTAGTTGTGACATATTTTATATCCTGTTATTAGGTTGTTTATTTATACACTAGTTTTTCTTGAAATATTTCTTTTTATACGAATTTGTTAAAAATTATTCGGTTTTAACGCCAGCTACAGAAATCCCTTCACGCAGTTTTTTCATTTTTTCCGCCAAATTCTCAGTGATAGCAGGCGCACCATTGGGAATATTTATATTAGTCTGATCATCTTTAAGTGAAGCAAAAACCTCCTTGACATCTAGGGTTTTCTCATCGAGAGTAAATTTTACACCGGCTTTAGTAAGCTTCTCTTCCATACATTTCGCCTTCTCTTTTTTGTACGCCTTAGTTTTCTCCTTCATGAGTTTCTTCTTTTTATCCATCCACGGCATAAACGCGGCTTCAGACTCAAGGGCTTTAACCTCATCAACGAGAATTGCGCGGTCATCGTCATCTAGGTCGAAAGTCTCATCAAGCGCGGCCATCCGAGAGTTGAAAGCAGCTTCATTAGCGGCGGCGCTTTGCTTGCTCTCGATTTCTAAAAGTTTGGCCTGCAACTCCTCCACGGCTTTACCAAGACCTTTGGCGCGATCTTCAAGTTCGGCCTGCGCGGTGGTAGAAGCCTTAACGGCGTCCTCCTTAAGTTTAATTTCTTTCGCGTAATTTTCACTTAGCTCAAGAATCTTAGTTTCCATGATTTTCTGAATGGACGCAACGGCCTCGTTTGCCGGGAGTTTCGCGAAGCCTTCAAAATTGGCTTGAATGTCGTTTAGGGATGTGATTACCATAATATTAGTTGATTTATTTTCGTTTACACTGTTTTCTGAAATTTTTATTAAATTTTCTTTTGCGTCTAAATATTCTGCTAATGGGTGCTCATCTTCGGTTTCCTCTTTCTTTAATTCGGAATCTTGTGTAACAACCGCGATCCCTTTCAACCCAGACGCAGGTTTCCTTACAATTCCCGCGCCCACGGGGAGAATATCTTTCAATACGCGAAAAACATAATTTCCGCCATCTTTCCCTGACCCGCCATTTTGCGGTAGCATTTTATCATACTTGTCATAATCCTCTTCGTCAGATTTAATCAACCGACCCTTGCGCGCGTCTAATGGGCCAACGCAAATTAAGTATTCGTTAAATAGTAATTCGAATGAGGTCGAAACCTCCCCGTAATTTTTGCTATTTTCGTTCGCGGCCTCCTCAATTAGGTTGCATAACTTGGGATCAACCACGCGCCATAAATAGCCGCCGATAACAAGTTGGATGGGGGACGTTTGGTTAAGTAATTCCTCCTTATCAATTAACTCGTTGGAAGGGTATAGGGACCAGCCCACCTCATCAATAAAACCTTTGACATCGGCGCGATTGTGTTCGGCGTTAAGTTGTTTGTATTCAAACTTATCAGCAACTCCGACTATATCTTGAAGTAGTACGGCATCGTGATTTTTGTTACAGTGATCTATGAGGATTAAATTACTAGCCACTGCCATTAAATCGGGCGACTCTTTAAGTTTCTCTAAAACCTCTTCATCAAATACACCTGTAATTTTCGATAGGGATGCAATAGCCAAACCAGCCTTCTCTTTCGGTTGCCCGCAAACAACTCGCGCCTGCGCTTCAAAGAAGGCTTGGTATTTAAATTGTTTATCGCCGAAAGAGAACATATCACCCATGATACACGAAATATTGGTTATGTTACGGCAATATTTCTGTATATACTCCCGACGCATCAGGCCCCCAATTCAGGAGTGCCATTGTCTTCGGGAAATCTACGGTCGTAGACGTGCAAAACCAGATTCCGCCAATGTATATTTTAGCTGGAGCTCCGGTAAGAGCCGTCAAATTTGTTCCAGTGGAGTCCACATTATAAGCAGCGGTAGCCGTGCATACAACGGAGCCAAGCGACTCCCCGTTGCAGTGGAAATACACACGGTTTGCCCGGCTCATCAAGAAGCCGAACGTCCATCGTTGCGTCTGATCATATTCAGCGGCAACTGGGGCGGTGTATGCCGTGCTTGTTGACCCGTTGTAAACAGTCAAAACGAGCTTCCTATCCGTGCCTAGATCGAGCTTCCATCCCGTGTTTCCGGTGACTTTATTGAGTAGAGAGATCGCGGAGTCTGGATTGCTGTATAGATGGTGCCCCCCCACAAGCACGGAGACCGCGAACGAGGCCGTGCCGGGATTGAGTGCGGCAGTGTCAGTGACGGTTTGTCCACCCGACTTCATTATCCGCGCAGCCATATACGCGCAGCTTACCTCCGGCGGCGCGAACCAGACGCTAGAGATGCCGTAATTATTCGTGCTCAGGTCATTGGTGAGCGAAATAAGGTTTAGTCCCGGCATTAGCAAAGGCCCAACCATTGGTTGTTCCGGCTGACCGCCAACCGCATCCGTTCCGATCTCGAAAAAGTCTCGCGGCTGCTCCACTACCCACGAATCCGAGGTGGAAGTTCCGTCGCCCTTCAGCGCAATCGCCGCGCCACGGGCAATTCTCAGCATGCGTACAGCGCCCGTGAAAGATACCTGAAACATCCGCACATTAAGCCGGCACGGGGCCGTAACAAAAAGAGGCAGCCAACGATCCACCAGCGAATTCCCGATGTCCGTGTACCCCGCCTCGCGTGTGCGCGCGATATTAGTCCCGGAAGCGGTAAATGCCAGCGGCCAAATGCTTCGCGTGCGCAATGCGATCTGAGATCCGGGCGCGACTTGCTCAATCCGGCCTGCATATCCTGAAAAAAGCGCAGCAAGGCAGCATCCCGCATGCGCATATAACTGAGCGTCCATGTGTATACTATCCGCGCGAGACTTAAGAAAGACTCGTATCATCTGCTCTATATCGACCACGATTCCGCCTAGCGACTCCACAAGCGCCTTCGCCGCCGCAGAGTATCGGCGCGATTTTCCGTTATCCGTGTTGCTCTGCGGAATAGGCGGCTGCATGAATATCACGAGCGACCCAGCGGCAGTCAGGCTCGTGACGTAGGTGCGAAGGTCCGCGATGTATGTAGGATAATCGACGGCCGGCTGGGTGACGGGGTTTCCGTAAGCGTTGGCATCGTTCAGGCACGGATTTATTATCGTAACATCCCCAACGCTAGAGGCCGACCAGCGGGCATAGCTGGACGCCGCCGTGTCGCCTGGGTAGCCCCGGTTGGTTACGGTAATCGTCGCCGTCGGGTGCATTAACGCAACCGCCTGCTTGAATGTTTCCGGGATCGGCGTGATAGACCGAAGTTGAGACGAGCTATTGATCGCCGCGATTGTCGCTGCCTCTCCTCCCGTGGTCTGTCCGTATAAAATAGAGTCTCCTTGGAAATTAATACTAACTGCTTCGCCAGCCGCCAGTTTCTCGCACACCAACGATAGCAGGTAAGTTGCCGACACCTCTGCCTTATCTTGTTTAAGCGCCATAGCCTCCGCATGCGCCCCCGCGTCTGCGTTGTGCGTTTCAATTTGCGGGGAAGCATCTAATGGTTGCTCTAAATTCATATCATTTAATACACTGAACGGAGCACTTACTAACGATGATCGCATCAAATTCATTCAACTCATATTTAAGGGCCAATTCATCAATTTCCCGCGCCTTAATAGAATCCACGGATTTTGGCGCTTCGATATACGCGGCAACCGAATCAATCCACTTATCAAAATCCTCATTGGCCATAATTTGCTTAGTCAGGGTTTCCGCCACACTAACCTGCGCTTCATTCAATTTTTTAACTTTAAACGATTTCTTAAACGCGGCCTTAACATCATTGCGCAATTTGTCGGCAATTAAACTTAACGTGGCAACTTTCGTCATTGAAAAGGCATCCTCGCTAGCCTTAGTCCCAATTGGGCTAATTTTATTGGATGTCTTTTTAGTTTTGGTTCCAGCGGGCCGACCATCGCCGCCCTCCTCATCCTTATTAGCACCACCTAACATAGGTTCATACAGTCCGTCGTCACGCTGCTTTTTCCATAGCGATTGTTTAATGATGTTTGATTCAATATCCGGGAGAACGCCGCTTTCCATTGCGGTGAATAATTCCTCGGGGGTTAAGATGCCTAATTCTGCAAGCCGCAGATACGTGCGCGCGGCTACGTTGGGGTCATCTAACCGAATTTCCTCAAATTCAATAACGGGCACATTCTTGAAATTCATCGCCACACAGATACGCTGAACTTCCGGGATTAGGAACTCGGTGAGGAAAACCTTCTGCGCCTCTTTCATTCGCTCAATAAATACCTTCGTTTTAATTTGCGCGTTGGCAAATTTCTCCCCATCCCCACTTAAGATTGATTGTAAACCCTCCCTAATGTCGCTTTCCACTTGTTTATATTTCTCTGGTCCCAAAATTGAACCGATATCTGGAATTAGCCATTCACCCTTGGTTGTATAATCTGCGACAAGAACGCGCCCTAAGGTCTGATTCTTGAACATGTTTTGTAAATTGCTCAAGTTCTGGGGGTTAATGCCGCCGCCGTATTGATCTTTTTTTTCGCCGGTAGTTATCATCAAAATAACTTGCTCGATAGTGCGGCTTAACGACATATCCATTTTTTTGAGTTCTAGCTTCCACTCAATGTCATTCAAAACGGGGAATATCATCGGAATGGCCATCGGTTCGTAATCTTGCTTTTTATAGAACACAAAGGTCAATTTCTTGGGATCTAGCGGGATTAGCACTTCATTGTAAGAGCCACCTTTCATGATTTGCTGCTTTACATCGCTTGGAAGTGAATTGAAAACTTGCTTATCTTCGGGGGTGAGACCCTTTTTTAACCGGTCAATTTCAAAGGTGGATAAAACCTTAACCCAATTTTGGTCATAACCTAAACCGCCATTTAGGTAAATCTGGGCAGGGTTTAAGATAGTATACTTAATGGGGAGTGAATTCTCTTTCGCGCCAAAAACAGTGGTCATTTTCCCATATTGTTCGGGGGACATTTTGCCGGTGAATTTATAAATTGGCACGTTGCCGGAGCGATAGTATTCCCGCATGAATTGTTGAGTAAAACTATACATTTTAACCCTATTAAACCATTCGGCGAAAAAATCAGATACAGTTTTATTGGACGTTTTAATATGTAAGTTAGAGCAACTGAACTCCACGGATGCCTCTGTTGCGTTACGAACAACCGAAACATTCGCGTATGCTTTTTGGCACACTATAATTACCGATTGCATACCGACCATGCCACTTCTGTTTTCCCAAGGTAGAATCCCGGCGTTGATGTTCTTATAGCGATCTAACGGTGAGATCTGCGCGGAAAATGAGGAGCGCGTTGAAGAACCGTCACCACCACAGGAGGCAATTACGGAATAGTGGGGCTGCTCGTCGAAGGAGGCTAGGGCGAGGGGGAAGTCACCAACGGGGGTGGGAGTTTGTTGAACGGGCTTATTTGTTCGATTTTGCCAATAGTCAGAATTCCGCTTGTTGTAGGGGCGTGCCATATGGAATATATAACACCAAAAATGTCACATATTCTTAGAAATTGTGAGAAATGTTATCTCGCGAAGAAGAAATTAAATGTACTGTATTCTTCCTCTTTGGGTAAGGACTGGGAATCCAGATACATTCTTAAACACCAATTGGCTAAAACCAAAGAGGAGAAATTGTCTTTTTTTGCTCTGGTTTTTGATGTTGTTCTTCTCATGGAAGCGGGTAAGTCGAAACTCTGGCCACCGCTTGGATTCGAAGTGACTTCGATTAAGGCGCACTCTCTTTTTGTTAAATCTATAAGAAAATCTTGTCTTTCGATAAAGTAATGAATACCTTCCTCTAGAAAATCTGGATGATTATCCATAATAGAAGGTCTAGAGTGCGCCAGTTCATCGCCAAGGCCATCCACCGCACCAGCTTTTCCCGCGAATAAAATGTTTTTATAATCAATACATGCCTGTAAGTGTTCACATGCCATTCTTTGCCATGCGCTTGTAAATGATTGCTTGTGGACTATTCGCCTAGCTTGTAAATTATAGCTTTGCGCAATTTGTTTTGGTATCTCAGATTGGTCGTTTTTATTAAAATCCGCCACAATATCTCTTAACTCAATATTTGAATCTTTAAATAGCTTCGTTTCGTTCGATTGAGATGAGAACTCCTGATCCCCTTGACTTGAATCGATCCCAATGTATACAACATTAAAGTTTGTTAAAATGTAATGTAAATATGCTACGTGATCCTTGTGTGCCCCACCGGCCATTGCGTAAGAATGCACTAACATCCCTATTTTTTTATCCCCCTTTGGGATAATTTTTAAAAGACTCATGGCGAAATCATCGCTCGCTTCTCCACTGGATAATGAAATATCAATCCCCAGAACATATTCCGTCCCCTTTTCTCCCGCAATTTCCACACAGGGTCGCTGGCCATCCGGTATAGTGCATTCGGCCATTTTTGACGCCTTGAAATAGCCGGAACTATCAGAAACGAAAATAGCACCATACTCCCGATCTACAACATTTTGAGATATATCGCCACTCTCAACGTCTTTTATAATTCCGGGGTCTAGCAAGTCTTTGGGAACAGCTTTGTAGCCAATTTGGGTAACACTGTAAGTGGCAACTTTCAAATCAGCCTCCTTAAAGGTTTCTATATTTTTTAAGTATTGTCGATAAGTCTTATATAGATCCTCCCATTGATAAGAAGCGGAACTAAGTAAAATCATTTTTGAGGTTGAAGCAAAAATTTCCCTATCTTCTTCTTTGAGAAAACCCTTTTTAATCAACCTGTCTTCAAGCTCGCGTAATTGAAGTTTCTCTTTAATATTTCCCCCACTTACCAAGAAAGGCTTCAAAATCGTCTCTATAATTCCGAGACTGATTAATAATGTTTCGTCAATGATAAGTCTCGAACATCTCAATCCTCGCAATCCCTCGCCCCCAGAAAGCGGAACCGCCGTTATAGACGATCCATTTTTAAACGTGTATTTGAAAATATCGGCTCTTCTAGATAACTCCCCATCGATACATTGTTTAAATAGCGCCCCCTCTGGGGAATTTGCTAATTTTTCAAGATTTTCTAATATACGACGACTTGAGCGAAAGTTTTGGGAAACGATTAGGGTATGGGTTCCAGGATTAAATAAGCCGTCTAAAACAGCCCATAAACCAGCGAATGTGCTATTATGGTTTATGAATCCGTTGCACCAATATTTAGCTCCGTTTGGAATGCTGAAATCTATACAATCCTCTTTTGATGGGATAATTTCTATAACAGGATCAAAAAAGAAGTTCTCGTTTTGAATTTCGCCAATATTTGAAGGCACAGTCATACCAACTTTTTTTGCAAAATCAGTATATTTTTTTAAACTATCATAAGATAAACTTTCTTGATTCGTTTTTCTTCTAATTTTGTTTCTCCATTCATCCGAAAATTCTTTTTTTAATCTAAATCCAGTTTTAACGTTTTTTTGAAAAAACTCTTTTACTCCCGGAACAACGTCATTGTTAGTATTTCTTTCGAAAAACCGCTCTGATAAAACTCTTTTTCTTGTTAGATTGAATCCGATTTTTTGAGAGAAAATATCTACATCATGCCCACTAATCACCACTTTCCAGCATTTACCAAACGGTGATGGGGTTTTGCATTCCTTTAACCGAGAAACAATTCCAAATAAAAGCAGAGCATTGTGAACCTGTTTCGCCAAAGTAATAGAAACCGTGCAGTATTCAATGTTTCCTTGCGTCAAGGCGCTTCCGTCTGTATCGTAAAGACCCGACAGGAACCACTTCAAAGAGTTCTTCGATTCTCTTATTTTAATGGGTATTTCTTTTGAATACGACAAAGACTTTTTTACTCCATACTCTTCAAAAAGCGGACCGATTAATTTTGTAGAGAAATTAATATCTATAGCTTCGGTTCCTTCTTTTGGAGTATAGCTCATTATCTCCCAATTTTTATAAACCCAATCTATAGTTTCCTGATCTGCCGTAGTAATACAGGCGCTCGCCTCACTTTCTCCATAACTTCCATCTCCTACAAGTAGTCCTAATAGATAAGCCTCTCTTTTATATGTTTTCTCCTTTGGTTCGAAATCAACATCATTTCTAGAAATACAAATATAGTCGCCGAGATTGATGTCGGAATATTTTTTCCACTCAATTTCGGATTTCTCCTTATTTAAAACTTTAACTAAATGATTAGTTGAGCCGGTTAAAGAATAATTATAACGCGTTTTAACAGTAAGACAATCCTTTTGGGGTTGAACGTAAATCTTGTCTGTTTTTTGCCAAGAATTTCCGTTCCAAAGCTCAGTCTCGGGAATATTCTGCCATCCCTCCGTTAAAAACGAAACATCGGGGAGTAGCTTTACTAAAGAAATATAGCCATTATTTTTTGTAACTAGTTGGGTATCATCACTATATCTTACGGTTTTTCCAGATCCTCTGCCCCAAACAGCTAAGTTGTAATTACAATGGAACCAAGACTTTAGGAGAATGCATTGACGCGGATGTAATTTAACTCCGAATAAAATTTCCGTCGTAAACTGGATATTATACATTAAGAACTGGCCCAGCCAATTCTTTGCTTCTTCATCACTTAATTCTCCTTTAATTAAAGCCAACTCTTCGTTGACATTTTTTAAATCACCTTTGTCCCAATTCGGTTCAATCCACGCCATAAATTAAAGCCCCCCCATTTCATACCGAAACTGCAAATCGGTTGTTTTTATCTGGTTTTGTAGTTCGAACATCTTAATTAAGATTATAGCGGATTCTTTTCTTCCGTTAACAAATAAAAATTGCAAATCTTCGAACTCGGCCAATAAATCGCGCATATTTTTAAATATATGATCAGGGCTTACTTTTGCGTATCGAGTCTCAAATTGATGATCGAAACTCAATGAGTCGTTGATATTCTTTTCGACTAGAACCACCATATACGCCCCCGCGTCCCGCGCCCGCCCCAGCTCTCGCCGAAATCTTTCTATGTCTTTTCCAGCCGTGTTAACGAAATCGTTAAGACTTTTTCTCTCTATGTATAGATTCGCTGGGTTTTGACTAGTAATCGTGTAATCGCCAAAATTTAATGTATCTACATACGAATTCTTTAATTGCAACGGAGTTTGTTCACGAGTATCCTGTATAACACTCACTTTAGAAGCTAGAGCTGTAAATTTAAGCTTCTCTTTGTAATTAAATTTAACCTTTAATTTTAACTCTCCACAAACCTTTGCGTAATCAGAAAACTTTTCAAAATATCTAACATTTGGGCAATGTAAACTCCTCAGTTCAACGTGCGAAGGAGCCCAAACTAAATTCTTCTCCTCTTTTCGCCGCGCCAGATATTTCTTGCCCCACTCAACGCCTTTTTCGGGGAATTGATTGCAATACTTATTTAAATTAATTTTATTTTTAAAATCGCTTATCAGATAAGATTTATAATCTTTAAATTCAATAAGTTCACCCGTGAGCAAATCTTTTTTAGCTATATATTTCTCGTAATAATCCTTCTGTGTCACTTTAAGTTTACGCAAATGCCCATGAAGCTCCTTCGCCCCATAATGTTCACTATCGTCAATTAAACACTTAACCATATTTTGCGCGCTCCTTTGAAATTCCGGCAATCAAAGCTATAACAGAATCCATGCTTGATAACGCGTCGATCTCTTCTGACTCCAGCATCTTTTGTTTTTCCGCAATCTTAAGTAATTGAATCCGGCGCTCTTCCATCTTCACCGCGTCAATCAAATTAATTATCGTGGCGCTCTGCTGAATCTTACCCTTTAGCCTTTCGCTTCTTTCTCCAACCAACTTATCCATAAGTGATTGGTAGTTTTTCTTAGAATGATTTAATTTATCCATTTGCCCATTGATCAAATCGGCAAAAGTTTTTGTCATCCCGCTCTTTCCCTCTGTCTCGCCCTGTAACGCATCATTTAGTTTTTTGCGAAGTAATTGGACCGTTTTCTCTAACTGAGTAACGGTAACTGCCTCGGCGCACATCACTACGTAATTATCTACCTCCTCTTCCAGCAAGTCCGGTTTGTCGTAACAATAACGAACAAACAAACTTTCAAAAAGGCTTCGATCTTCTTCTGTTGTATATTTACATGCTTGCTGAACAAACCTGAAAACATTCATGTAACCTAACAGCGACTCCAAATTCTTCTTATCTACCGGCCTTAAATCATTCCTATCTAAAACCTTGCTCTTGTCCCCATTGAATTTGAATCTATACTTGTTTACTTTAGTGACCAACCGATCAATCGAAGTCGGCGCTTTATACTGTTCCTCCTCCGTTAATTTCTCATCATCCGGAATGCTCGCCGGGTCGATTTGCAAACAATACTCATAAACCGCCTTAGACTCCGCGTTTAACGGTGTTAGGGTCGGGTCATTAAATATAAGCTTAGCCATCTCGCCCCAACTCATCTTGCCTAGATTATTTCTAATTAACAACTTATGTTCAGGGGTAAGTTCAACTTTCTCATATTCTCCCTTTACGTATTTTGTAGTCTTAAGCTTAGCCCCCGGTTTCTTCTTTTGAAATTCATCGGAAGCTATGTAATCCCGGACTGCGTGAGCTTGCTTAAAGTTGCCATTTATCGTGGGATCATTAAACACAATCCGCGCCAAATCCTTCATGTTCGGCGTTTTGTCAAAATTCTCATCAACACACCTTTTCTGCTCTTCCGTTAATATAATTTTCTCCGATGCCATTAGATAATATCCTCCACAATAATTTTTTTCGCAACCTTAATAATTTTCTGCTTAGCCTTATGGATTGTTTGATACCCGGGAATGGGGGAATTTTTCGCCTTGGCTAATTTCAGAATAACCCCAACCTCCGTCATTGTTTTATGTTCGGTAAATAGCAATTTGTAAATACGCAACTCCTGCACAGTTAAATAGTTAACCATCTTAAGATCAATTGCCTTTTTGTATTCCGGAATGTCAATGAATTCGTCTGGGATCGTGTTCACCTCCTGAGAGTGCGAGTCCAACGAAAGCCCTTGCTTAATCCCATACTCATAACGTTTCTTTTTCAACCACCTACAATACGCGGGACATTCACAATCTTTATGCCCACTTTTGGTGAATCCACATAAATCCTCGCCGCGATTAAATTCACACCCACCTTTACCTGTATTACAGGGTGGGCTGAACTTACCCAAGTTATCTCTCAGTATATTTGTTAAAGCGTTACTTATTAAGGTGTTAAGCCAGTTGGTAAACGGCCCTTTTTCAGGCGTGTATTGCGCATACTTATCATTTGCCCTAATCAAGAGTAACTGCGTCACATCATCAAAAGGTACTGAAGTCAGTGTCCACCCATTGCGCCTCTTGTTAATTTCCACCATCGCGGCAGGAATCATTTCTTCAAATGGGGGTTTAATCATCAATGTATTCTTCGTGAGGCTTTATCTTAGGTAATGCTTAACCAAGATTACATTCAGTCAAATTTCTGATCATGAAAATATGCGCGGGAAGTCACCTGAATGTCAGAGGGTAATTGCTCACCGGCAAAACTTGGAATTTGCGCCCCATCACGTAAACCGCCAATCGTTAGTTTCTGGGGCTTTTGGATTATAACATCTCGCGAATCGGGCATGGTTATATCGCCACTCCAATCATCGTCATCATCTTCAACTTGGGCACGCCTATCGAACCGACTAGCTTTCGCGGGCTTTTTCTCGGAAGCGTGTTGGTGTAAACCCGAACTCAAGGGTTTTCCACATTTTGAACAGGTTTCATTTGTGGGGATGTTGGGGGTGCCGCAATGGGTGCAATAACGTTTACTCATATACTAGATTATATGAGAGTGTACACTAAAAAGTCTAAGAATTATGAGTATTCAGCGCATTGGTGCTTTAATATATTTTGCATCCGGGCCTGCCCCCGCGAGCGGGCTTAGAACATTACGATAGGGCTGATCGACCAACGAGGACGCGAGCAAGTTGCCATGTGCGTCCGCATTTACATTATGTGTTTCAATTTGCCCCGAAGCATCTAATGGTTGTTCAATATTCATAATTGTTTATTTGTTCGGAAGGGTTTCATTAAACCGCTCCCTCCATAATGCCCCAATGGGCGGGAATTGAAGCGGCGTGATTGTTGTCTTGGTAAATAATTGTATAAGCTGCCCTTCTTATAAAGGCCGTGAATTTGTCAAACTCCCAATCACTTTTGGCAAGATTCATCGGGACACAACACAAAACAACATTATCCCTATAATAACCTTTTGAAGAATCAATTCTGTCCAAAGAAATACATTCTAAATTATTTCTTAATTTTGTATATTCCGAATCTAAATTATGCGTTAATAATGGGATTTTTGAATAAAAACATAGCCCGCATTGTTTATTAAAAACGTCTTCTATGTCTCCTATTGTCAAATCCCAGTCTAGATTCCGTTCTTCTGCATTCTTTTTCCAGTTGCGAAATGACGCTCTGCATATGTTTATATATCCATCAACAATTTTCTTTTCTTTTATTTTCTTTCTTGATCCGGCCCAAGCCTCTTTTCCTTTTCTTATTTTAATTCCATGTTTTTTTAAAACTCTTTCTATAAAAGAACCGGGACATTTATGTTCTTGAGATATAAACCATATGCTATTACCGTCAATATATTCGCGAATTATACAATCTTCTGATATATTATATTTTTTTGCGTAATCTTCGTTTTTCTTTATTCTTAAGCCAAGTCTTACCAAAACGGCTTTTATAGTCGGTGAACACAAACCTATTAATTCTGCAATTTTTAAAACAGAGAATCCATCTTCGTAATATTTTCTTATGAGCGGATAAAATTCATGAATTCTTTCGTATTTAGAATCAAAAACAAACCCATTCTCCCCCCCAAAACCCTCCTAATAACTTCTTTAGATTTTTTAAATTTTGATCCAATTTCTTTCAATGACACGCCCTCGTTTCTCAATAAGATAATATGATTTATTTCCTCTCTAGAAAAAATAGTTTTTTTCGGCATATCAGATCTCCCAAGCCGTGTAACTACCACCCGAAGTATAAACACTACCACGCCACTTATCTGAACTTAGACTTCCACCGGCTTGACCACTAACGTTTGATGGATTGAGAATTGCACTGAACGCTTGACTACTCGCAGGGCTTCCATAACGAACAAAAACGGGGGTAACTGTCGAGGTGGCTTGGATAAATAGTTCACTTCTAGCGGGATTTTCATTTAAAGCCAACCCTGTTACAACACCGGTGCCGCCTAAAACACCTAAGCGATTTTCTGCAATAGCATTTGACCCAGAGCACAAAGAAACGACAAGCATTCCATTTGAATCAGCTAAAAGGGCAGACCATGCGCCCGTTTGAGGGTTTTGCGCGCCAGTGATAATTAGGGTTGGATTCCAGCCGTATAATCCGGCGACATTATGGATGCCTTGAGGGAGGCTAGAGTAGTCTCTATTTCTTGCGGTTGACATGTTTAATGGTAATTTAAGTTAATAGTAGTTCACTTAATTACACTAGTTCTTAAAATAATATTCGCGCCAAAATTTTTTAGCCTCCTCGTAACCGTCTTGAGTTAATGCATTGGGCGAATAGGGTATTCCAAACATTTTTAGCATGACGTTGGCTTTTTTCACAGCTTCCATCTCCGCGTCCAAGATTTCCTCGAATAGGGCCTCATTAAAGGGGTGTTGACCCGGGGGTATTTTAAAGAAATTTGGATATTCGTTAAACCTATCTTGTAATCTGTGCTGGTACTCGTGGCAGAGCAAATAGCAGCCTTGCAAGGTGTTACGATATTCGGTGGAGATGGTGATTTTGTTTGTTCGCGGGCAATAGAAGCCGCCAGCGTTTTTTAGGGCGCGGTGGATTATGGTGATGCCTTCGCCCTTGAATGTTTTTAACAGTAAAGTATAGTGGTCTTTGGGGGTTAGGGGCACGTTAAGGGATACCCGTTTAAGGGGCTAGTTTATAGGCGGATGGTAAACGCCCTCAATTTTGTCCAAAATATAACCAAGGATTTTACTACGAACAATATCTTCGCGGGTGAAGCCAAAACAGTGAATTCCGTAATCTTTACTTTCTGGCTCATTAAACAAATCAAAAAGAGGCGCGAAACCAGACTTCTCTTTAAGATCACTTTGTCCCGGATCGCCGCAAATTACCAATTTACTATAACGACCCATTCTGCTTAAAATAGTGCGAAGCTCTTCTCTGGTGAGATTTTGTGCCTCGTCAACAATAACGAACTTAGCATTCCATGATGCGCCGCGAATATAATTTACCACATTCCCTTCGATTCGTTTGTCCTTAGTAAGTGCGTCGATCTCGTTTTTGGGAAGCATCTCCTCAAGCTTATCATGCAACGGAAGTAAATACGGTTCAATCTTGCTTAAAGCGTCTCCTGGCAAAGCACCTAAAGACTTACTAGCACTCTCAATCGCGCTTCTCAGATAAAGAATATCAGATTGGGCCTTGCTGTTTAGGGCTTTTAAGGCTGCATATACCACTGTGTGCGTCTTACTGGTTCCGGCACAACCTGATATAAAAACGATATTGGTTTTCTTATCTAGGATTAAGTCAATTAGGTCTTTTTGTTTTTGTGTATAATCATCACGGGTATAAATCGTTAGATTCTGTTTTAACTTATCCCTTTGCGGGACCCTTGGTGATTTATCAATTTTAACTTCGCCATTTTCCGCCGCCACTTTTTTGCTAGCCTTTTTTGGTTTTGACATGGTATTAACTTATAATACGCAGAAATTAGGGGTGACGGCTAAATATTTTTAAATTCGGAAGGACAGTGATAGGCCGGTGTAATATCTTTACTTAAGGTGACTCCATCCCACTCGGAATAGTCTTCGGGATTTCCTATATCATAAGAAAATTTAAAACCATCAACTGAACCTGTCTTTTTTATATTTTTAAAAATGTAAGAGCGACTTCTCCCAATAAACTTCCACATATCTTTTGATTTCAAAAATTTAGTTTTGGTTGTTTCACAAAATACTGGACGCTTAAAATTAAATTTTTCATACTGAGATATATCCTTTAGTATGCCGTCTGGAAAATTAAGTGGCTTGTTTAGCCCAAGCTTGCAAATGTGGTAATCGTATATTTTGGCAGCGATTTCTGGATCTTTATGACTTCCATAATAAGTCCTAGTCTTATTGTGATTTATAACGATTTCATATTCTTTTATGGAGTTTTTAAATTTTATGCCATAAAAATTGTCCTTTAATCTTTCTGATTGTATATTTTTCAAAAAATCTACGTGAGTTTCTTTATAAAAATTAATTTTATTTTTGAAATATATGTCTCTTTCTAAGCCTAGCCCCATTACTACCATATCCCAAGCCTCAATAGCTTTTTCTAATGAAGAAAACTGCCCAAATCTTCGAGTTTGATTCCCTGTCTTTATAGAAACGCAATACTTACTATCTTCCTTAATCCAAGGCACGGTGGGGCGATCTCCTCTAAGGTTCTCCTTAAACCACAAGCCCAAGTCAGCAGTCTCGTATTCTTCAAATTTTTCGGGAAAGTTATAATAAACCCCAAGTCTACCTTTGATGTGAAATTTGCCCATATCAACAGCAAGCGCCGCATCCTCTTCTTTTTCGAAAAGACCTAAAAAGAATAATTTTCCAGAAATCCTAAGATTTGCGGCCCAACTATTAGAAATATATTCAACTTCGTAATAATTAGATTTTTCGGCTCTCTTAGCTTCTTTTTTGAATTTATTAAAATTTAATAATAATTCTTCATTGTCGTATTCACTTCTTTTGTCTGGGAAATTTAAACAGGCGGTTGCTTTGCACGAAAATATAGCAAATTTATCTGAAGATATTTGAGCCTCTGATAAATCATCGCATCTATATCTATAATTTTCTCCGATATGGCGTCTTGTGACCATATAGCGATTCTCATCCTTCCCAACCCCGAAACCATATTTTCCGGGCTTTCTAATCACCTTCTTAAAGGTTTCAGATAATTTCGTGGTTTGCTTTTTACTAACCTTCGCGATATACTCATCATCTGAAAAAATTAAGTTATACCCAACGCTTGGATCGTGACTTTTCTTTTTTAAAATCCAAAAAGACTCCCCTTTTAAACACTCTTTCTCGGAGGAGCACTCCTCGATTAGTTCTATCTTGAAATTATGTTCTCCATGCTTCCGAATCGCATGCATAAAATACCGATCATCTTTATTCGAGCGAGCGTCATAAAAATGCCCACTCAGACGATCCAATATGGGCTCCTTTGTCTTTCCCACGTAAATTTTACCATTAGCTAAGTTTGTCACCAAATAAACACTATAGATATAATCCAAATTTTTCATAACAGTATGGTATTATACCATTAAAAACCTTGACAAATCAAAGAAAATTGAATACTATAAAAGTACAACCATGCTAACTAAAATCTCTACATCTCCCGGACTAACCTACACTGACGAAAACGGTAACACTCAGTTAAACAAGCCTAAGTTTCTAATTGTTAACGATTTTTGCGAAGAGGCTAACAACATGTTTTTAGCCGGAATTAATCATGTCGTTAACGACCCGCAGCCATTCGTGCCAGTCGTAGTGGATTCATTTGGCGGCGACGTACTAACCGTCCTCTCAATGCTGGATATGATTGATGCCATAAGTAAGCCAGTAGTAACGATTTGCACATCTAAGGCCATGAGTTGCGGAAGCGTCTTGTTGTCTGCTGGAACAAAAGGTTATCGTTTTGCTTCTCCACGCGCGACAATCCTTATCCATGAAGCCTCAACTCAACTTGAAGGAAAGGCGTCCGATATTATCAGTGATGCGAAAAGCATGGAGGTGTTTAATGATAAGATGATGGAAATTCTTGCCAAGAACTCTAATCGCCCGAAGAAGTTTTATCAGCAACTTATTAAGAAAGCTAATAACGCAGATTTATATTTGACGGCGTATCAAGCTCTTGAATACGGTCTGATCGACTTTGTTTCCGTGCCTACTCTTGAAATGGATATTCGCGCTGAGTATAAGATTACTCACAATGGCATTCCCGAAAAGAAGACGCTTAAAGCCGAAAGGATCCCCAAACCCACAAAGAAGCCCAAACAAAAACCCGCCACCCCCTCCGTTTAACCCGTCTCACTCTGAGCCATTTTGTCCCAACAAGTGGCTCTTTTCATGCCCCCAATTAACCTTAACCCCTTATCAATCAACGATTTACCCATTCTCCCCTTAATTGGCCCATCCCTTGCTATTTAATAACTCTATGTTTACTCTAACCAATTATAAATCACCCACAAGTCAACTTGGCCGCGTTTCTTACGCCCCTTTAATCCAAAATTTTGATTCCCTGCTTAATCAGTTATTCAATTATAACCAAACCTCCTTTAATTCCCGAATCAAATTAAATGAGACTGATTCTCAATGGTCCCTCACTTTAGAACTGCCCGGGTATTCCTCAAAAGATGCAGAGGTAAGCGTGGAGGATAAAACTTTGCATGTTAAGGCGAAGTTGAACGACCGGGAAACTAATCGGGAGTTAAGTCTCTGGGAGGGGATTGCTTTTGAGAAGGTGTCAGGCTCTATGAAAGACGGCCTGTTAACTGTTAATCTACCTAAAGTTGAGAAAGTTAAACCGAGGAAAATCGAAATTAAGTAAATTTAACCCCGACCCGCTCAAAAGGCGGGTTTTTTATTGACAATAATCACAAAACCTATCTTCATAAACCAATGAAGAAAAACGATTGCTTAGAAACCCCCGAAAATATTTGGACAAAGTTAGGTGCAATCGACCTTGATCCATGCGCAGGAATCAACACCCGGATCGGACATGTTAATTATGCCATTGAGCGAGGAGAGAATGGGTTAGTGCTTCCGTGGTTTGGCTTCGTCTACTGCAACCCACCATTCTCGCAAAAAGAGATGTGGGCGCAAAAATGCGTAGAACATGGAAACGGAATTCTAGTACTTCCCGAGCGAGGATCTGCTCCATGGTTCGGGCCGCTTGCTCAGGCTGCTGGGGCGTATTGGGTAATGGGGCAAAAAATTAACTTTATCGGTGGCCCGAGTTCAAATAATCTTGGAAGTGTACTTTTTCCTTTTGGGAAGGAGGCGGCAGCGCGCTTATTGTCGAGTGAATTACCGGGTCATTTTGTTGAGGTAAAAAAATATCGACCAAGGGGGACAAATGTCCTTTGAAGAAGAACTTGAAAAAGCCGCGCGCGAATTAGCGAAGGAGAAGGCGGGCGCATGGAGGCTGAAACCCAAGTGGCTAGCAATCATTGGGATAACGAGAGAGAATTTAATCAAGGGAACGGGCTGTATAGAAAAACTTGCTTTCCCGCCTTGGGATAAAAGATTAGCGCCGCAAAAAGCTGGTGGATTGGTTGGGTTTGGAAAACATGCGAATTTAACCTATAAAGAACTTAAAGAAAAACATTTTGGGTACTATTCTTGGGCTTGCGAGAATATTAAGGGATTTAAAGAGAAATCAGAACCATTTTTATGAACGACCAATTAAAAGAACCCGAGGAATACATAAGCGCCGTTAAATATTTGGCGGAGTTAATCCAGATGGACCTTAACTTTGGCCGCAAAGAAACTATTCTCCCTCGCGTAAATGCCATAATTACCAACGCAGCTTGTTTGCAAAAACTGTATATTGAACCCGAACCCGAAATTACAATAACTAAAGATGAGGCCCATGATCATTATAAACTTAAGGCTTATTCTGCCGAAACTCCCACTAACCCGGGATTATATCTCGTTGTGTGCGAAGAGGTTGGCTGGGTGCCATACTTTGTCGCATTAATCAGAAACGATTACCAAATTTTGGCCGTTCATTGCGCCGAACTTGGGGTGAAACATATCGACAATTATTGCGCGGCGCGAACTGGTTTAATGTGGTTGAAGGCGGCTTAAACTTTCGCATAACCAACAAAATCATAACCCTTCTGATTTGCCATAAAGAGGATAAAATCTTCCATGCGCGCGCATTTAGCCATTACGCCTACTGACTGATAGTTTTCCTCGGTTAACTCGAAACCTTCCAGCCGAAGCCAAGTGAGCCGCCCCCAATCTTTAACTAAATAAAATATCTCCTTAGTCTTTAAATCGCGCCCAACAAATCCGAATAAATTATTCTCTTGGTTGGAAATAGCATAATAAAAGCCCCTCCTTCGCATCTTAACTTCTAAAACTTTCAGGGCCGCGCCCATCTTATAAGTATGGAGAAATAAAAATTGAAGCGAGCGAATTTTATCGTATAACTCAGGGTCGCCAAATTCTGAATTTAGTGTCAGTCCATTGACCTCAGTTAATTGCCGCGCCATATTTTATAATACAGTTATTTCCGCTCAAAATCTTTAAGAATTTCTTCAACATGCGCTACCACGACCTTATCCTCAACCTTTTCGCCCGATTTTAAATATTTGGTGTTCCACTCCGTAAGTTGGGGCTTAATGTAAGTATCATAAATGTTAGCACTCTCATCCTTAATTGACTGAACGGCATTGATTAAGTTTTCATTAGTCTTTTGCGAGATGAAGTGTTTTCTTAAAAACCATGCGCCGCCCCCGAGTAAGGCGACACTAAAAACAACCGCCGCGTGCCAAGGTTGCAAGAAGATTACCCCTACTGAAATCGCGCCAAATAAAGCCGCACTTAAGGCTAGTTTGTCTTTGAAGATCGGACTGAAGAAAGCACCCGCGACACATGCCAAGGCTAGCAAGCCAGATGCAATTGATATGCGAGTTTTATTCGCCTCGATATATTTTTTACTCTCAGCATTCTTCCTTTCTTCAACAATTAATTTATTTTGAACCTCACTTAGCTCAGCCTGTTTGCCCGACAATTTCTCTAACCCGGAAATTTCAATCGCCACCTTCTCATCCTCAAGCCTTTTGACAGTATTCTCATGTTCGCGCGTTTTTGCCACCAAAGCCTCATTTTCCTTAATTTTTAACTGATTGGTGGCCTTAAGTTGATCAATTGAGGTCAATTTCTCGTCCAACTCGCGCGATAAACGAGAATTTTCTTCCTTAATTGCCTCTAAAGTGGGGGGTAAACCAATCGCCGATAAGGCTTCATTTACCCTTGAATTTATGATTATACTCAATCTGCTTGGGTTTTCATAAAATCGAAAAGCATTAGAAGCCGCCCAAATTGAATTTGCCCCTCTTTGAAGCTGGCCATCTTTTAAGGCAATGCCCTCTTTTAGACTTTTTATTATGTCTTGCTGCTTCTCCTTTAGAGCATTCTCATTATTTATTTTAATTGATTTTATATCTTTTTCT